ATGAATTATTTAATTATGGATCAAATGAAAGAGTACGAAGCAGAGTTTGATTCTATGTTATTTCATTTACCACTAGCTGGATCAACATTTAAAAAAGTTTACTATGATGTAAATATGGGACGAGCTGTATCTAAGTTTGTTCCTGCGGATGAATTAATCGTTCCGTACACGGCTACCTCATTAGACGATGCGGAAGCGATTATTCATACCATTAAAATATCTGAAAACGAATTAAGAAAACAACAAGTTAATGGTTTCTATCGAGACGTAGAGTTAGGCCCACCAGGCACAGATACAAATAATGAACTTGCAAAAAAAGAACGTGATCTTGAAGGCACAAAAAAAACTGGAAAGAACGAACCCGTTTATACTTTGTTAGAGTGTCATGTTAATTTAGACTTAGAAGGTTTTGAAGAAGTCGGTGCAGACGGACAACCGACTGGAATAAAATTGCCTTACATCGTAACAGTTGAAGAAGGTAATAGGAAAGTTCTTTCTATTAGAAGGAACTTCGCGCCCAATGATCTAAAGAAAAATAAAATTCAATATTTTGTCCACTTTAAATTTCTGCCAGGACTTGGA